ATTAGCTGTTACGAGTAAAGCAGTTGCCATTTTAAATAATTTTAAATCTATTATTATTACTATTTCTTTTTATTCTTGCAAATTCAGTTTTATATTTAATATTACAAGATGTGCAGGCACTTCTTAAACTATCATAAAAAACACCAGTTTTCAAATCTAAAACTTCATTTGAATTTGCTGAATTATTACCAATATGAGATTTACTTAAATTGTTAATATGTTCTTTACTAAAAGTCCTTCCAATAGCTTTTTTAGACATTTTTAATTTTGTTAAATCAGAATGTTTATATCCTTTTCTTGATTCAAATCTTTTTTTAATCGTTTCCTTTGATTGTACAACTCCAAAACTACCCTCACCACCATCAGTTAAATTAGATAAACACCCTGTTTTATTATCTATTCTACCATACAATTTTATAAATTCTATTTCTTTTGTTAATGCGTCTGAAATTGATAAATCTTTAAGTAATATTTCTACTGAATAATTTGTTTTATTTGTTATCCTATTCCAAATCTTATTTCTATAAATACCTTTTTGATATGCTCTATTTTCTCTGATACCAACACCAATATAAAAAGGCTCGTTTTTATCTTCTCTTATGTGCCTATAAACTACAGCCATTAGTTAAATCTTTTATTTGTTGGTAAAAATCCATTGTTAGGCATATCAGTTGGTAATTTAGCCACCTTAGAATCATTTACAATAGGTTTTAAACCGTCTTTTTTAGCTTTGTTTACACTAACCTCAGATAGCGGATTCTTTGCGTCTGGCGTTCCTTTTGACCTAAACGTTTTACGCATCCAAAAATGATGACAATCACCTCCACCCTTATAAAGCCATATATCATAAGTTGATGCTCCTTTAGGTCCCCACCCAGCATTAACAGCTTTAGTACCCATCATTTGTATATCTTCTTTTCTATATATCTTCTTTGCGTTAACCATTTTAGTACAAAATTCACGAGAATTAGCACTTGTGCTTAATGGCGCGTATTGATAACGTACTTTATATTTGTAATTATCTGTATTACCGTCTTGTTTACTCTTTGCATTAGGCCTTGCAGCCCCTGTAGATGCAAAATATTGTTTAATTTTAGATAAAACTGATAATTTAGGGTTGTTTAATTCGTTAATTTCAGCATCTAAAGCATCCTCAGTACTATAATCTACCTTAGATTCATCTATTAATTCCCATTCATCCGTTATTTCTTCTCCTAAAGTGTCTAATAAATCAACATCTGAACTCATATTAACGTCATTTTGTGGATTAACACCACTGCTAAACTCTAAAGGCTCTAATGTTTTGAAATATAAGTCTAAACTAATATCATTTATTGCTAAAATATCAGCTATAACCTCTGTTACTTGGTCTTGATAGGTGTTAATTACAACATTATCAAACAATAAATTAGCTGTTTTTATCTCATCTGCGTTATTTCCTAAGCCCCCACCCGTTTCACGTACACCAATAAGCATCGGACTTGTAACTCTATGCCCTACAATTAGCTTATCTCTACATTCTTTTGATAAATATTCGTAATGCGAGGGTGCATCGTTCAATGCTATATCTTCAATAGTTGTTTCGCTCTCTTTATTAGCGTTAAAAGATATGATATTTTTTAAACCGTGCGCTCCAGTTGTTTTATTATCAATATCCTTTTTAATTTGTTTTCTTTTTTCTTCGTCTGGGATTCCATTATTGAAGTTTATAACACGCGTTCCACTAAAACCATTGATAGTATCATTAATTAAATAATCCGCTATCTCTTGCTCTAAAAATGCGTATGGTAAAGACCCTACATAGTCAACTGGTGTATAATAATCAAACCCTGCAATATAAGGTCGTAATACATAAATCTCATTACCTGTATCTTTTCCAAAACCAAAAGAATCAATACTTTCTATTACATCGCTTTGTTTTTGTTCGCTCCATTTAGGGTGATAAAACCAATTTTCAATAACACCTTCTTCGTTCATTTTACCAGCTCTTAAAGTATTCATAGGAAAATGAGTAACCTCTTTTACTACTCCTTTAATCTTACTAACTTGAAAAGCCGCCATACCTAACATTTTATAATCAAATATAAACTTACGAAGGTCTTTTTTCTTAAATAAAGATAACATTTGAGCGTATGCGTTTGGTCGTCTACTTGCATCTTTAGCACTTAAACCACGCCCATATATCATTTTAGAAATACCGTTTATAATAGCGTTGTTAGTTGTGCTACCTGTGTACCTATCAATTAAGTATTGGAAGTAGTCATTATCTTTACCGTATAAAATCCATTCTTTATTTCTAACCTCTAATATCTCAGGAGTTGTATATTTTCCTAAACTTATAACGCTATAATCTGGTGTTAATTTTTTCATATTGTAATGTAATCGTTATTACTTTCACGTTCTGTATATTCGTTATTATTAATTGAGTATTCGCTTTCTGTTTGAGATGTGCAAAATACTTTGTCTTTGAATATTATATCAGTTCCGTTATAAGCTGTTAAATTATAAAACCTATCTTCTTTTAAATCAAATATTAAATCAGCTGTTAAATAATAACGCTCCAATGGAAAAATACCTGTAATTGTAACCTCCGTATTGTCTTGTTCATCACGCAACATTATACTAGTACAAGTATTATCTCTAGCAATAAACTTTATATTTTGAGCTGTTGCTATAGGTTTTAATATTATCATTCGTTTGCTTTTATAATAAACAACATTTTTTTAATTTTGTTATAAATAAAAACCTCGCTAAATAAATAACGAGGCTAAACTAAAAAATTAAATTATGAAAAATACTAAACCCCTTCTGTTACTACAAAACCATCTGTAGCATCCATTAATGTGGCATCAATAAATGAAGCCATATCACTCTCTTGGGTTGTTGCAGTTACATTGTAACCACTTAAATCACCCATTGCAGCACCACTAGCTGTATTAACAGCACATTCAGCACCGTTTTTCATACCAGCCAATCTAAAATTACCGTTGTAATCTTCTAAAATTACGTGAGGTCTTCCAGATGCTAGTAATTTCATTTCTTTTTGAGATACTAAACTTTGTTTTTTAAATACAAATGTTCCTGTACCAGTCCAAAAAGAAGTACCCTTCTCTCTGCTATTTTCATTCGCTTCATCAAATGTATTAGCACCTTTTAACTCGTATTTATAACAAGTTATAGGAGCTGTTAAAGCTGTTATTTCCTCTGCTACAATAGTAAAGTTAGCAAAAGCACCAGCATCATAATTGAAAAAGTAAACAGCTCTTAAACCCCCTACGGAGTCTTTACAAGGTTCTAAACGTCCAAGCGTTAAATCACAAGCCATATATTTTATGTGTTTTATAAGGGTAGCCGAAACTACCCTATATTATTATTAATTATTATGCAGTAGTTGAAAGATACCAGATAACCTCTTCACCGTTCACATATTGAACTCCTGCACTATAAACCATTTTATATCTAATCATTCCAGATAAATCTGATTCATCCATATCTTTAATTCTAATGTCGTTATGGTCAGCCATTAATCCAGTAGCGAAATAAAGGTTTTTCTTTTGATATACTACGAAAGTGTTATCAGGTAAACCGTTAATTACTTCTAGTTTAGTAGTTCCATATTGTAGTACCATATCAGCACCACCTAAACCGTTAGAGATACCAGCAGAAATAAGAGCTTGTTGGTAAGCTAAAGCGATGTTATAAGATACACCGAATACTAAGTCTGTTTTTCTTGCTAAAGCAACAGGTACAGCTTCTAATACTTTTTCAATCTCACTAATTACATTCGCCTTAGTAATTGCGGCAGTTAAAGGCGTAATCCCATTATTTGCTTTTATTACTGTCCAATCTGCTGTGAATAAAGGAATAAACCCACCAAAACGACCAGCTGTTGCACTTACACCTTGCCAAATATCTAAATCTGTTGCTTCTGCTGTATCTCCTAAAATCTCAGCTAAAAGAGCAGTTTCTACATCAGCAGGTGCTTTATCATTATGAGCAGAAAAGCCCATTGACGCAGCACTCCATATTTGTCTTAAATCTTCTTTACAAATCTCTTGTTCGTTCTTTAATTTCTTAGGTGTAATTAGTTTCTCTGCTAATGTTACCGCACCTGTTGGTGTAAACCCACAAGCATAATCAGCTCTACCATCTGAATAACTAATTTTTCTAAGTGATACCTGAAAGTCTACATCAGGCAAAACGGTTACTAAATTTTTTGCAATAGTATCAGCTTCTTTAAATGCTTTACCTACTATTTCACCAGCTTCTTTACCAGCGTAATTTGAACTTACTGTTACAGTCGTTGCCATATTTTATTTTTTTCTATTATTTAAAAATTCTACTAATGATTCTTTTCCTAAATGGATATTTTTATTTACTTCTTTTTCTACCGAGTGTTTTACTGGTTTCACTTCTTCTAATTCCACAACTTCAACTTCTTCTACTTTTGCAAGTTTAAGCTCTGAAATTTCAGTCTTTAGTTTTTCAATTTCTTCAAAGAATTGCTCTTTAGATATTGATTCAATAATTTTTTTAGGAGTTGTTTTTTCAGCTTCTAAATCAGGAGCGGCAACTTCTTCTGTTGCTGGTGCTTCTTCTTCTGCGTTAGCTTCTTTAACTTCTCCAATAATTCCGTCTTGAGTAACTACTAAAAGTCTACCATCTTCTAAAACGTATTCGCCAATTGGCAAAGGGATACGTTCTTCTTCTGTGATGATAAATATTTCAGCATTAGCCTCAAAAACATCAGCCTCTACTATAGTACCGTTGTCAAGTTTCATTTGTTCTAACTTAACCTCCATACTTAGCAAAACCTTAACATCATTTAAGATTTTTTTGTAATCCATATTTTTACAGTTATTAATTAATAAATTCTATACAATAAACATAAAGTATAGTTTTTTGTTATAAATTCAATTATTATAATTCACCTTTTTCAATAGCTTTTATAATCTCTTTTATTAAAAATTCAGATTCATCTTCTGTTAGTTCGTCAACTGTCTTTTCAATAGTTTCAGTCATTTCTACTTTGTCGGCAAAATAGCCCTCAATACTAAAACCTTTAACCTTTCCAGTCTTTACATAATCATTCCAAATATTATCGTTATCTACTTTCATAGAAACCATCCACGTGCCTACAGGAACATTAAAACCATACTTTGCAGACTTGTCTTGTTTAACGTCATCTACTATCCAACTTTCAACAACCGTCATATCTTTTAGTTTACTTTCGTGTTCTAAGGTTGCGTTACTTTGGTTGTTTTGTTTAAGGTATAATTGAGATGCTTTAACTACGGTTTCTTTTGAAAAGAAGATATAAAAC